CCTGCCGAGGGTCAGTCTGTCCGCAACATCCCACACACGGCCCCCACTCCCGCCGAAGCTGAAGCCTTCGACAACGCTCTCGCCAGCGCGAACGTCAAACACTTCGAGCCCGTAAAGATCGTCGAACGTGCGAAGTCATTGCCCTTCGCAGGACCGGCAAACCTCCGTCCCTTCTTTCGCGCCACCGAGGGTGAAGTGCGGACAATCCGCGACATCGCCAAGAGCACCGGCCGTTTCTTGGAAGGCGCCCTCGTGCCTGAGCCCGGGGCTCCGAGTGTCGTCAAGAACCTCATCTTCAACACGCGCACGCGCATTAACTCCTCGATGGACGCGGCCGACCACATGCTCGACAAGCGCATCTTCAGCCTCCTCACAGGCACCCGCAAAGTGATCGGCCAGAAGACCGCCATTCTCTCTGACTACATGCACGGGCTCGACCGCGTAGCTACCCTTCGCAGTAAGGGTGCCGCGCAGATCCCGCTCGAAGGCATCGGCCAAGAGGTCGCCACCGGCCCGGGAGGGAGCACTCTACCTGACATCGAAGCGGCTACGGCTTCATTGAGGGAAGTAGCGGAGACGCACCCTGATGTGGTGCAAGCACAAAAAGCTGTACGCAACCTCCTCGATGAAGTCATCGACGTGTACCAAGAGTACGGGCTGATGGAGAAGGGGCAGTTCGGCACGGGCATCCTTCCCCGGTACCGGCGCGACTACCTGCCCGCACACGGCATTTATGAAGTCGCCAGCGGATTGCAGGAGCAGTTCCGCGGCACGGCCATCGGCAAGGAACTCGACGCCGTACTGCGCCGGAACAGCGCCGGAGAGATCATCGAGACGAACATCGTCAAGGTGCTTCGCCCCACTCTCGCGGCCCTCAACCGGAAGATCGCCGAGGTCGAGTTGTGGCGCACCATCGAGAAGGACCCGAGCCTCAACTTTACCTCCCTCTTCAAAGAGGGCGATCAGATTCCCAAGGGCTATAAGCTCTACCTCCCCGGGCCGGGAATGCCGGGATATGCCGCGCTTGATGCTCAAGAGGAGGCGTACCTCGCGGCCATGCGCGGCCTGCCGATCCCGCGGGATCGGTTCATCGAAGGGTCCTACGTTCTCGAAGAGGGTCTCGTCAACCGTCTCTCTCACTTCTACGAGCGGACGAGTTCCCCCACGGAGCGCATCCTCCACAACCTCGCCCGCAACTTCAACCGTCACCTGACCCTCTACTCGCCCTCGAACATGCCGCTCAACGTCCCCTCGGACTTGAGTCTTGCCATGCTCGGCCTGCCCGGTGAGCGGAGCGACCTCTTCGGAATCCTTCGCTTCTACCCCTCCTCCATGAAGGAGAGTCTGAAGGGTGCGTTCGGCAAGGAGTCGGAACTGTTCGATTACGCCGTCCAGCAGGGGCTCGGCAGCGGTACCTTTATCCGCTCCCTCGGCGGAGAGGTTGTGCCGGGTCGGCTCGAAGCGGCCTTGGCGCAGGGTGAAGAACTCACTCGCAAGGAGCGGGTCTTCGACTTCATGCAGAACTGGGTACGGCTGCGGCAGGCAACGGAACTCGCGCCCCGCATCGCTGCCGGTCGTGCTGCTGTCGCCCGCACCGGCAATCCCGCGGACTTCGCCCGAGTCGGATACCAGTCCACTCTTGCCTTCGGTGCTGGAGACCCGGCCCTCACTCGTGCACCGATCATGTCGATCCTCGCGCCCTTCTGGCGGTGGACCGGCATGGCAACCGCTCGCACGGCCGCGCTCGCCACGACCAAGGGTTCTCGCGCCCGCGGGCTCGCGGCCCTCGCGCTTCCCTCGGCGACCGCTGCTCTGTGGAATCTTCAGAACGAGGACTATCGCCGGGTCGAGTTGTCACTTGGTGAGTACGACCACAACCACATGCATGTCATCATGCCGGACCCGCGTGATCCTTCTAAGGTGCTGCGGAACAAGTTCGGCAAACCGATTGTGTGGCGCATGCGCTTTTGGGTTCCCGAGGAAATCATGGGCCTGATGGGGATGGGCAACCTCACCACTCGTCTCTTCGATGTGAAGGCTGGCCGCACCAGCCCGGTAGGGTTCGTCAAGGAGTCGGCGAAAGAAGTGGGACAGGAACTCGCCTCGCTCCCGGCCGCGCCCCTCTCCCTCGTGCAGTTACTCACCGGCAAGTCGAACCTAACTGGCGAGCAGATGGAAGCGTTCGAGCGGGCGGAGACCACCGTCCCCCTCGCTTACCACTTCGGCAAGTTCCTCGAAACCGCGCACAACGAGGGCCTCCTCTCTGCCGCGGTGCAGGCGCCCGGTCGCCTCATCGGCATCCGTCCCTCCGGTGCTCGCCTTGGTCGGGCTGACTCCAAGATCGCGAACCTGACACGGGAGATTAAGGAGTCGGGAATGAGGGCGAAGTCTGCCGGTGTGAATGGCGACAGCTTCCGCGCCCAATACTACGCCAAGAAAGTCGCCCGCCTCACGCTACAACTACAGGCCGCAACCCAAGCCCGCACCGAGATCCTCAGAAGTGAGACCCCCGATGCAACTCCCTGAGTCTATCTACGCTGCCCTTCCTATCGCTGCTTGGAATGCATGGCTGAGTCGCCGCTCCGTGAAGCACGGGGAGAACATCGCTTCGATTGACGCCAAACTCGCCGCAATGCACGCCCTTCTTGTAGAGGTGCGCGAGGATCAGAAACGGAGGGAAGGAAACGGTCATGTCGATTTCTAGTCTTGAACGCAAGCGTCGAAAATGGAAAGCTGCGGCGACGTTCAAAGCTAAGAATCCGACTTATTACAAGGAGTACCGTAAGCGGCGTATAGAAGAACACTACTCTATTATTCTTCTCGCTAAGAATGTGCCGTGTAAGGATTGCGGTAATTCGTTTCCACCGGAATGTATGGATTTTGACCACCTCCCCGGAACAATAAAACATAATGGAGTAGGAGCAATGGTCCTGAGTTCAAAAGAAAAGCTGTTGGCGGAAATCGCAAAGTGCGAAGTCGTCTGCTCTAACTGTCATCGGATTAGAACATATAGGAGACGCCGTGGGACTCTTTAGGTCGATTGGAAAAGTCGCAAAGGGCGCTCTCGGCGTCATTGCACCAACCCTCGCTTCTGCTCTCCCCGGGCCACTGGGAGACCTTGCGAAAAAGGCCGTCACCGATTTGCTGGGGCTAGATCCCGAAGCGAATGAGCAGGAGATCGAGAAGGCACTGGCCACGGCAAACCCGGAGATGCTGCTCAAGCTGCGGCAGGCAGACGCCGACTTCAAACTCCAAATGGAGCAACTCGGCGTGGACCTGGAAAAGCTCTACCTCGATGACCGCGCCAATGCTCGCGCCCGACAGATCGCCGTCAAGGACAAGACCCTCCCTGCGCTCGCGTGGGTGGTGATGTCGATGTGGGCTGGGTGCATCGCCGCACTCTTCTTCTTCGTGCCACCGAGTGATAACAAGGATCTCCTCCTTCTGCTGCTCGGTGTGCTCACGGGTGGAGCGAAGGATGTGCTCGGATACTTCTTCGGTTCGAGCGCGGGTAGCGCACGGAAGACCGAGATGATGGGAGAGCCTAAGTGATGGACCGGATCGCCCTACTCAACCGCCTCAAACTCCACGAAGGTTTCCGTGCCAAGGCGTACAAGGACACGAACGATCACCTCACCATTGGCTACGGCCGGAACCTGGAGAGTGTTGGGATCTCTCAGGCCGAGGCGGAGATGCTCCTCGAACATGATCTCGAAGCCGCTATCGAAGGAGCCAAGAGTCTCATCAAGAACTTCGACTCTCTCTCCGGGCCGAGGCAAGAGGTCGTGGTGGAGATGACCTTCAACATGGGGGTGGCGACGTTCTCACAGTTCAAACGGACCATCGCCTATATCGAGGCGGGTGAGTACAAGAGTGCTGCGGACGCGATGCTAGAGTCGTTGTGGGCGCGGCAGGTGAAGGGCCGGGCGAATGAACTCGCGCAGATTATGTGGCAGGGGTAAGACGCTCTCGTAGACTGCTGGAGGCATACCCGGGAATCCGTGGTATGAAAAGAAAAGAAGCGCCGTGCTCCTGTAACCATGCATCGTCAATCTGCGTTTGATGTTTATACGACGCCACATCGTAATCTCCACCGACTACAATTAAGCATCCTCGTAGTGAATCGGGATTAAGTTCCTTTA